TCCGTACTGGACGACGCCGCCACTGAGATTGTTGTAGACGTCACTCCCCACGAGTTCGTAGTAGCTAGTCCCGGCCGGCGCGGGGCTCGACCCGAGGTCGGGGTCGTAATCCGTGTACGACTTCCCCGGTAGCGGCGAGTTCACCGATCCGTTCGTGAACATGCGATCCCAGCCGACGTACGCCATGATGATCGGACCGCCGATGAATGCTCCCGTGACGGAGTGGACGCTCGCGCCGAGGCTGTCGAGCAGGACGCGGAAGTGGCGGAACGCGTCGATGAACTGTTGCGTCGTTCCGAGCGGATCCCACTGCGGGACGGTCACCTCGTGGCCGTAACAGATGATGAACGGGTTCGTGGTTGACCATCGCCCGCTGTTGACGATGTTCGTGACGGTCGTCGTGAACCTGGCGTCATAGGTGCCGCTGATCGCGGCGGCGTAGGATTCCGTCGCGGGGTCGTTCTGGAGCGCGCGATACGAGGCGGTACGGCCAAGGTCGAACTGACTGATATGGGCGCCCGTGTTCACCCAGTTCGTCGAGATGTCCGCGTTCTGTCTCAGGCCGTGGAAACTCCGACCGATCAACGCTTCGACGGCAGCTACGTCCGTGCCGCCGAGCGCCTGGTTCGAATATCCGAGGACGCAGACGTCCGTGGGGGCGTATGAGAATCGTGGAATGCCGGTGTCTCCTACGAGAGCTGAGCCCGTCGATCCGACGGCGACGAGGCCGGTATCGCCTACGCTCGTACTGCTCGTGTCGCCGACAGTGACGTACCCAGTCGCCGGCGTCGTGATCAGCGTCGGCGTGACCGCGGCCGTCGTCGGCCGCGCCGAGGGGAGGATGATCCGGGAGCGGCGGTGACGCCGCGGCCGGAACGCTGCCTGGTCGACGACGGTGACCGTCCGCGGCGGATTCCCCGTGACGATCACGGGCCGCGGAACGATGACACGACCCGTTCGTGGCCGTCTTCGCTGCAGCGCGGCCGAGTCGACGACGGTGACTGTCCGCGGCGGCGTGACGATTACCGCGAACGGGTGCGGAGCGATGACAGCTCCACCACGACGGCGCTGCAGCGGCGTTCGCGCCTGGACGACGACTGGTCGCGGAGGAGCGACGAACACCGCCTGCGTGACCGCGGCGAGTGATTGCCGCTGCGGCCCGATGACGAGGCTCCGCCGCTGCCTGCGCGGCGAAGCGGCTTCGACGATGCTCGTCGTCTTCGGCGGAGCGACGAACGCTGCCTGCACCGCCGCAGCTAACGCTTGGCGCTGCGGCCCGATGACGACGCTCCGCAACCGCCTGCGAGGCGTCGAAGCCTCGACCAGTAGCGTCGTCCGTAGCGGCCCCTGGTATGGCGTGAACGCCGCTAGCGCCGCCGGTCGCGGCGCGATCACCCGTCCCGATCGCTGCCGACGCGGCGCAGACGTGTCGATGATGGTGACTGTCCGCGGCGGCGTGATAGTCACCGCGAGCGCCTGCCGCTGCGGCAGCGTTACATCCGCGTCGCGACCCCCGTGGATGCGCTGCGGATAATGCGACTGGACGACATGGACCGTCTGCGGAGGAAGACCAGTCGGCGCCGCGACGACGCTCGCCGCGAGCTGGAGCCCGCCGAGGATGATCGGCTTCGACGGGAAGCGTCTTCCAGTCCTAGCCATCTACCACACCGCCGGCGACGAAGGAGCCACCGTAATCACCACGGGCCGCGGCGGAGCGACGAACGGAGCCGCCACCACGGGGGGCGAGACGTTCGAGAGATCCTCGAAGAACCCGATCGGCGACGTCCACGGGCCAGGCGACCAGATCGGCGGTCGATACGTGTCGTCGAGAAGATTCGCCGGCAACGGGACGCCATCCGGACGGAACACGACGATCTGATCGAGAATCCCACCACTGTCCGACAAGAACGTCGGCGCGCTCGTCACCGTCGTCGCCGCACCAGCCGGCATGATCCGATATTCGGTGTATTGGTGCAGGAACGGCGTCGTCACTCCGGCCACGGGTCCGTCCTGGAACTCGGTGAAGTTCGTCGACGGCGTCCCCGTCTCGCCCTGCGCACCAGCCCCGATATGGACGACCTGGCCGATCGCGAGTTCGCCGCCATCCACATTCCCGCGCGTCGTCACCGTCGGCTGCGCCGTACCGAACTGGCCGCGATTCGAATGCCACTGATCCGCGACTTCCTGCGCCACTCCCGAGACGCCCATCGCTGCTAGGCAATGCCGCGTCGGAGACTGGTTGTAGTTCAACGTCCACGTCGCCGGACCCGTGACGCCCGGAAAGAGCGTTGATGCGTAGATCTGGATGATCCACCCATCCCCGTTCTGGACGCCAGACATGAGGGGATAGATGATCGCGGTGAATCCGATCCCCTTGTCGTTCGTGATCGACGTGATATTCGTCGCCGAGGCGAGCCTCGTCGACGCGATAATGAAAAGCGTGTCGCCCTGCGGGACGTCCGCGTTCTGCGTGATCGTGTCAGACGCGCTAGTGGCGGTACTGGTGACGGTCGTCGCCGCCGAGTATGGGGTACCGATAGCCACTCAGTAGACCGACTCCACCGTGTAAAGATGCGCGGTCAGCGTGTTCGACGCGGAAGCGGCGCTCCACGTCAGATAGGTGCCGAGGTTCTGCTGTATCTCGACGTTGAAGCCACCAGACACGGCCGGAGCCGACGCGGGAAGGAACTGCCCGACCTTCGTGTTCGTCGCCGCGTCCGTCACCGTGAGCTCGCCGATCCCCATCACGTTCGCCGCCGTCGCGCCATATGCGTCCGACCGGCACGCGATGTCGACTTCGAGACGCCAGATCAGGTTCGCCGCGCCGGACGCTGTCGTGATCGCGGATGAAGCACACACGACGCCGTCAGCGTTCGTTCCCGCCGATCCGAGATGCACCTTGAACGTCATCGTCGGCGTGACCGTCGTGGAAAACTGTCCCCACGCTCGGATTCGGAGAGTCCGTTCGCCACGAAAGAACCTGGGCGGCAGGATGAGGTTCGGAGCGAGCAGCGTCTCCGTTGTCGTGTTCGCGACGGCGGTGAGCGCCTGGTTCTCGTACTGGATGCACTCGACCCAGGTGTTCTTACTCATGCCGCTACCTCACTCATCCCATTCGAAGTATGCGCGGGCGTTCACCGTCGCTGACGTGTTCACGCGGAGCGCGATGCCCTTCATCGACGTCGACGCCGTGTCGAACCCCGCCGGCTCGCGACCGAGCGGAAACTGGATCGTGAAGACACCCATGAACTGGGGCACGAACCACGACTTCATCGGCGTGAGCACGGTCGGCTCGGCCGTGTACTGACCCGAGACTGATGCCTGCGCGGTGACGCCGGCGTAGCCACGGATCTGGGTGATCGTCCCGACCGTTCCGGGAGTACCCGCCGTCGCCTGCGTCGACGCGCACAGCTCGACGACCGCGGGGACGGCGTTGTTCGTGACGCCGTCGAAACTGATTCCGAACTCGACCAGCACCGGAGGCGCAGCATTCGTGGGGCTGATGAGATTCAGGATCGTTTTCGCGCCAGTAGCCATCGAAAACGATGCCCCGGACGTACATGCGAATCCTGCTGCCATCTCTAACTCCTTATTGTCCGCGGAGCTTGATCGCGTCGATCAAGCCCTGTTTGTTGAGGGTTCCGGGGGTCACGCCGCGGCTGCGGGCGACGTCTCTCAGTTCGGCGATCGTGAGCGACTCGAAGTCTTCGACGGCTTGCGGCTCCTCGCCGGCTTCGGGTTCGACGGTGATGCGTTCCTCGCCGGGCGCCGCGGTTGCCTGCTCGACGCCACCCGATCCGAAACGAACGAACTGTGACTCGTCGACCTCTTCGAACAACGCTTCGCGGCCCTTCACGATCGACGAGTCGGCGGTGGCGAGGTCGCCCGCTGAGACCTGTTGGGGAGCTCCGTCGAGCATCGTCACGAACGATTCTTTCGCCCGATAAAACGTCGCCTTTTTCCGTGCCATCCCTCTTCTCCTCCTAGTGGCGGGTTGCTGTCCCTCCGGACGTGTACGCGTTAGTGAACGTCGACCCGTTCAGGGTGAACGTGTTCCCGCCTGTCCGGGTGACGACCCAGTTCCCGTTCGCTTCGACGGTGCCGCCGACGGACGCGACGGTGACGTTGCTGCCAGTCTGGAACTTGTGGCCGTTCGCGGTGAGTTGGATCAAGCCACCCGCATTCGCGGCTCCGGTGATGGCGATGCTGTACGTCTTGTGGCCGCGTTGGCCCTGCTGCTGGCTCTGCGCTCCCTGTCCCTGCTCGCTCACTTGCCGAGCCGGGGGATCGCGGGGTTCGGACCCTTCGAGAGCCGCGGCATCGGCGGAGTCCGCTTGACGATGCCTTTCCCCGTCGCCGGCTGCTTCGGGTGGACCTGGCCCGACACGACTGGCTTCTGCGCCATCTGATCCTCCTATGGGTAGGGGCGCCCCATCGTGGCGACGCCCCATATCCCCATTGGTTCGGTTTAGGTGGTTCCGGTCAGCGCGACGAACGCGTTGGCGGACAGCACCTTCGACGTGTTGCGCCAGTAGGCGTAGAGTCCTCGCTGGCCGATCGGCAGCCGGTTCGCGGCTCCGAAGATGTGCGGGATCAGCTCGACGTTCATGCCGATCCGGTCGACGATCAGGAAATAGTTGAAGTCGCCGACGATCATGATCTTCGTCGCGTTCACGACTGTCGCCTGCATCCCTGACGCCTCCCACGCACCCCGTCCCAGCAGCGTCGCGCCCGTGTTACCGGGAGTCGGCGCCTGCGTGACGAGGCCCTGCGACACGTACAGCCAGAGGGCTGCGCCGCCGGCGGTGTCGATCGCGCGGACGACGTTGTAGATACCGCGGTTCGCCACGAACGACTCGTTCGGGCGGAACCTTGGCGGGAGCGCCGCCTCCAACGCGTACAGGTTCGCGGCCGTCACCGTCAAGCCGGTAGAGGCGGCGACGGTGTTGGTGGTGCCGGTCACGAAGCCCTGCGGGAAGACGGTCGTGCCGACGCCGGTTACGAACTGGGCGCCTTCGAGCTCGTCCTTGCCGTCCTGGATCATCCGAGCCATCTCGGATTCGAGGGCTCCCCAGTCCTCCCCGATCTCCAGGGAGTAGGTGACCATCGTGTGTGCCTTCTGCACCTGCGCAGACGGCTGCACGAGCGTCGGGGACGCGTCGGCGACTTCCGTCGCCTCCGCGATGTACGTCGCCGTCACCGATGGAGACGTGACGCCCTGCCACGTGTTCGAACCCGAGATCGTCACCGTCCGCGCCAGGGCGCGAGCCGGGTTCACGACGAGGTTCGACGTCGGGATCAGAGTCGGGTCAAGCGCGAACGGGACAGCGAAACCACCGCCAGAACCTGCGGTGCTCAGGCTGGCACGCTCTTCGTTCGAGAGTGGCTTGCCGACGAGTGACTTCCCGAACGCCTGCCGATACGTCGGCGAGCCGGTCTGGAGGATCCTGCGGGCGACGTCGCCGGGCACAGCCTCCTGCGTGTACTGCAGGAGCCGCTCGACGTGTCCCTTCGCTCGTCCCTCTTCGACCTCGGGGTGAGGCAGCGTCGCCCGCTCGATCGCGTGCATCGCGTTCGTGCGGAGCTTGCGGACCTCGTCGTCGGGGTTGTTCGCCTGGGTGCGGATCTCCGCGAGGTCGTAGATATCCGCGTCTCGGCGCTTCGAGATGACGTTGAACGAGCCGCTGCGTTCTGTCCGCTCCGGCTCGGCCGTGATCTCGTGGATGCGCTGGAACCGAGCCTCTAGCTCCTGGATCAGCTTCTCGTTCGATTCCATCTCCTCGTTGAGTCCGTTCCATTCGCTACGCGACTCGTCGGGGAGCGCCTCGCCGGCGTATTCGGCGTTGATCTCGTTCAGCCTGACACGGATCGCGGCCTGCCGTTCGTGCAGTTCGGTCAGACGAGGATGCTCCTCGCCCGCTACAACAGTAGCCATGATGGTTTCCCTCGTTTCTGGGTGCCATACAGTGGCGCCTGGTCGCGGGCGGTAACACTGGGTGCCGTGGGGCGGGCCGGTGTTAGCGGTGCGGTGGTGGCGTCCTCTTCGGGGATGAACTCTACCAACTTCTCCAGATGTTCGCTATCCGAGAAGAACCGAGCCGCGGTGAAATAGTCGCTGAGGCAGCGCATCCCAGCGCCCGCCGCCTCGTAGGCGGGGAACGTGACGGGGCCGAACTCGCGGACCCTGGCCTCCTTGATCGTCCGCTCCGGAAGGCCCTCCGGGTTCGCGTCGCTCCGCGTCGGCTTCTTGTTCACATGCTGATGCAGCACGTTGAAGCGGAAACTCGACCCGTAGAGGCCGGCTTCGAGGCCCGGCACGAGGTCGCGGTTATACGACGTGTCGAGCAGCGGCACCTCGTAGTAGGCGCCGTGGTCGTCTTCGCGGAGCGTCTCGATCGGGCCGAGCGGCTTCTCGCCGATGTGGCCGTCGTGGCCGTGCTGGAACAGGACGCGCATCTGGCTGATGCCGTTCTGGATCGTCCTGGCGAACGTGCCGGGCGCGATCGCCTCCATGAACGTCCCTTCCCGCTTCGAATCGATCTTCGTCCACTGGTTGAACACAGCGAAGTGGCCGACGAGCGTCCCGAGCCGACCGTCGCGTTCCTCCGACGCGTCGCGGAGCTCCAGGTCGCCCATCAGGCCGCGGTAATACTCGTCGCGTGGCACCTCTTCGGAGTGCTGCTGCTGCCAATCCTCCGGGAGGAGCTTCGTCAGGCCGAGCGCGCGGGCGCGCTTCTTGATGTGCGCCTTCGCCGCGTCGGGATTCGACGCGCGGCCGACAGCGTGGATCGCGTTGCGGAGGTCCTGCTCGTTCTCGATCGGGAACGACCCGTCCGGCATCGCCGCTCCGCTCTTGGCGAGGTTCTTGCGCTGGTCGGCCGTGAAGGTCCGCCGCGTCTCGTCTTCTGGGGTGCTCATGCGTCCTCCTGGCTCATTCGCGTACAACGCTGCGACCTGCTTTTGGGCTTTCTGTTTCGAGATGTGACACGCGACGACGCTGCCGTCGGCGTCCTTGATGACGGCGTAGGGCTTAGAACTCGGACATTTCGCCGAGCGTGCGACGTGCCAAGGCATCGGCTACTCCTCTGGGAGGAAGCGTTCCAAGAGTGCCCGCACCGAGTTCTGGCCGGCTGCGGAGGGGACGACCTCGCCCTGCACGACTGAACCCTTGCCCTGGCCGACCTGTCCGATCGGGCCGAGCTGGACGCCGAACAGGCCGGTGTGCGTCAGCTTCGTCAGGTCCTGCGTCGTGATCGCCTCCATCACCGACGAGGGCTCGAAGCCGGCGTCGATCAGCGTCTTCGCGGTCACCGAGTCCTGCGCCTGGATCCCCGCCATCACCTGCGCCATGTAGATGTCGGGCGTAGCGATCGGCTGGAGCTGCACCGAGAACAAGCCGGTGTGCGTCAAGAACGAGAGGTCGTCGGCGCTGACGGCGTTGATGACGCTCTGCGCCTCGAATCCCGCCGACAAGAGGGTAGAGATGGTCGCGGCTTTCGTGTTCGCTATCGCCGCCGCGTCCGCCAAATCCTCCTGCAGAAACGCGATGTCGCGGTCGTCGTACCAGAGCTCGGCGCCGCCCGGTACCGCGACGACGTTCGCGAGTGCCGCCGACGCGGACCGCCACAACGGCCGCATCGTCGTGTCGCCGAACCCGCGCCGAGCCTGCGCCCAGTTCGAATACGTCGACGCCGACAAGCCCTCCGACAAGCCGACGATCATCGCGGGAACGCCGGCGGCAGCCGCGATCCGCGTCTCGCCAGTCCCCTGCGTCGTCTTGAAATCGATCTGCTGGAAGTTCGACCCGACGACCGTCGCCTCGGCGCCACCACCGAGGTACATCGTCTTATACGCGTTCTCGAACCCCTCGTGCTTCTCCTTGAACGCCTCGACCCACAACTGGAACTTCTCGTACGTGATCTGCGGGTCGAGCGACACGACCATGTTCGGCGTCGCGCCGTTCTCGAAGAACATCAATTTATGGTCGGTCGCCGCTCCGTCCGCCTTGATCTCGCGGATGATCGGCGTCAACCACGACATCCCCCGAAAACGGGCCTGCGGGTCGGGGATCGGCGCCCAATGCGCGACCTCCTCCGGCAGCATCGCCACCACCGGCTGCGACGACTGGTACCCGCCGGGGTGGTACCCATACCCGACGACCTCGGCGTCCCGATCCGTGACGTCCGACACGGCGATACTGACCCAGTCGGGACGCATCCGGCGGAGCTGGTCGCCATCCCGATACGCATAGAAGTTGCCCTCCAGGTCGACGTCCTGGATCATCCGGCTCAACAGGTCACCCGTCGTCGCGTCCGTCCACGGCGCCTCCAAGATCGCCAAATCCTGGTTCCCGAACAAGTCACCAGGCCGCCCATTCCGAAGCTGGCGGAACTGGAACCGAGCCTCCGAGAAAACACGGCGCCGCGCCTCCATACACGCGAACACGACGCCGTTCGACTTGTAAATCCCCTGGACGTAGCCGCCATACGTCTGCGAGATCTCCGCCGCCGGCCGGCCCGGCAACGTCTGCTGCGGAACGAACGAGTAGGACTGGCCGGCGTAGATCATCTGTTCCAGCCACTGCGACACCGTCATCGACGGGTCCGCCCTGAGCACGTCAAGCGCGTTCGGCTTCTCCTTCGGCCTGATCCGGTCGAAGATGCCCACTACCCGAACGCCACCATCGGCTCGGCCGCCTCTTGACCCGCCGCAATCGCATGCACCATCGCCGCCGCCGTCAACGCGTCGATAACGCGCCGCTCCTGCTGCTCCGGAGCGCGACGCGACTCAACCGGCCGCGCGAACCGTGCATCGCCGAGCGGCAAGATCCGCGCGACAGCGTTCAACACATGCCGCTTCAACCCCTGATCACCGGTATGCCTGAGCCAACCCATCCGCAGCGCCTCCATGAAACTCGCATAGTCGACGACAGCGTCCGCGTTCCCCGTCCCGCGATCCACCACAGTCGCGCCGATCTCCGACTCCAACCACGACGCGAGCTGCTCCGCCTGGCTCATGTCCATCACCACCGTATGAATCGGATTCCGCGCATGCAGCTCGAGAAACGCTCGCTCCACCAAGCCGGGATCGAGCGTCGTCCCGTCCCGCGGCGGCACCAACACCCGCGCATCACCCAACAAGCGGTACTCCGCGTCGCGCATCCACAACGGCACGATCGCCGTCGTGTCCCACTTCCACGCCACATCCAACCCGACCCAGACCGGTTCGCCCTCCGGGATCCCATCCGCGACGGCAGCGCCGGCCCACTCGACCTCCTGAATCGCCGCGTCATCACCCCGCGTCGGCAGGTTGCAGTTGAAACGCCGCCAATGCTGCAACGTCATCGTCGACGCCGCGAACGCCTCCCCCAACGACTCGACCGTCTTCCCCGAAAACGGGTTCGCCGCCTTCACAACCCGCATATCCTCGACGTCGCCGCCCTCCGGCACCGCCCACTCATGCATCACCAACCGGCCCGCCTCATACCGGCCGAAACACCCCTCCCGGCGCGCCTTCCCCGCCTGCCGGATCCGCTCCCGCGTCTCCTCGAACTCGCCACCCGGCTCACCAGCCGTACTAATCGTGACTATCTGTCCCTGCCGCTTCGCCAACTTCCCGACCCACACCCGGTACAGCCGAAGATCCCGGTGGCGGTGCAGCTCGTCCACAAGACAAAGCGTCGGAATGACCCCGTCCCCGGTTCGATCGTCAGCAGCGAATACCTGAATCCGGCTCCCGTTGAGGAGACACTTGACACGGCGATCCCCCTCCTGCGGCTTGAAGACTTTGCTGAGCCTCGGAGACCGGAGAACGAAGCCCTCCGCCTGCCG